TCTACGTCTTCTCTGGTCAAATCCTTCATATCTTTGGTTCCACCGAAGTCTTCGTAAACTCTCTTGGTGACGCCTAGATTTGTTTCTCCTCCAGGGTCTTTCGGGTGATTCACATAACCGCCCTCGTGGTGTAGTATTGTTTCTAAACATTTTATCCAATTGCTTTGCATTTTTCTATCTCCGTTTTGTAAAATAATTTTAGTTTCTTATGCTCTCTTAATATCTTCCACATTTCTGATGAACGATCAAAATCTCTATCACGTTCAATATCTGCCACTTTTGATTTATAATATTTGTGTAGTCGTTTTAAGTCTTTAAGTCTGGTCATAGTGCAATCCTAACTTTATTTTGTTTACTAGATAATTACGTAAGAAACCACTTCTTACGATGTCCCCTAAGTCAAATTCGATATTCTCAAATTCACCCATTTCAAATAGAATCCTTTGAAAGTCATAGATACCATTTCTCTCTGATGTTTTGTTTAAATCTGTTTGTTGGAAATCACCACAAAAGATAATTCGACTGTTCTGTCCAACTCTTGTGATAATTGTATCTAATTCGTGGAAGTTAAGATTCTGACATTCATCTACAATAATAATACCATTATCTATGGTAATACCTCTCAGAAAAGAAGTAGATAAAAATTCGATGGTACCTTGGTTTCTTAGATCAACATATAATCTTTCAAATGCATTTTCAGTTGGTGCTTGAAACATGAATCGTACCATGTTTTGATATGGCATTTGATACAGAAACGCTTTGTCTTCTTCATCACCAGGTAGAAAACCAATATCTCTTGTTGGTAATAAACTTCTTACAATGTAAACTCTTTGTTGATCTGTTTTATCGTTGAGAACTTCTTTTAATGCTAAGTTTAATGATAGAAATGTTTTACCAGTTCCTGCAACACCATATAAGAATAGATGTTTGCCTTGTTTCCATGCCTCTGCGGCACGTTTTTGATTTTCTGTGATTGGTTTAATGTTAACTAAGTCTTTATCTGTAATACCAAGTTTCTTTTTTGCCATGTTTATCCTTTAAAGCGGCCCAACTAAGAAGTTGGGCCTTTACCTAGTCCTGGATTAGTGCCAGCTGACTTTCAGGCTATAGTTAACCCTACTTTTGCTCTCTAATCTATTCAGACAGATACATAATTATTTATAGTCTTCTCGCTCTGTGTTTTTTAACAACTTCTTTTGCTTTCTTTCTTGCAGTGGTTTCACCTGAACCATAGCGTTCGGCAAGTGCTGATTCTGGATGAGCTTCTGCGATTCTTTTGAGATTATCTTTCCAACCACTATCGGTTTTACTGTCTAAATCACCAGTGCCAGATACAATATTCATTTGTGTTGGTGGTAAGAGTTCAATATGTTCTTGTTTTTTAAACTCTTCCATTTCTGCAATCATCATTAATTCTTCCCACACTTCACCTGTTTTGTGATTTTTAAATCTATACGTTGGCATTACCAAATATCCTCATACTTACTTTGAATCTTTTCATAGTTTAATACTTTACTACCTTTATGAAAAAACTCTGGTTTTCTTTTTGCTGTTTCAAAGGTTGCAACAGTAATAAAAATTGCCATGACAAAAATTAGATGAGCAACGGCAGTATAACCAAAGACAGTCCAACTACCAACTAATAGGGAAAAGACTATGCACCACATCCAACATAGTAATTGTGTTACAAGATGTCGTGTGTTAAAGTCTTGTATATGTCTGAGTGGATTTTTATTCCAACCCATAACAGAACTGTACATGTCATAAATCCATTTTCTCATTGTATCTTTTTCTCCAATAAACTAAGTGCATCTTTCACGTAGGCAATACTTGCTACTTCATCATCATTTATTTCTATATCAAATTTATCTTCCATTTCCATGATAAATTCAACAACCATTAAACTATCAAATCCTAAGTTATCGATGAAGTGAGAATCTAAGTCAAAACCATCTTCGGTATAATTATAGTTTGTTACGATTTCAAATAGTTTCTGTTGTAAGTCCATGTGTGTACCATTCTGGAATCTGTCGATTTGTCCATTTTGCAAATTCTTTTTTTGCGATTATATAGTAATTTTTATATGCCTGTATGGAATTACCTTCAACCATACATTCAGGAAACTTTTTCATTGCCTGTGGTGGCTCTGAAAAACCTTTGTCTTCTAAATTCTTGGGAGTTGTTTTTAGTATGTCACCGAGCAATGTCCAGCTGGAGTGATCTTTGCCTTTTGCGTTTCCATATCGATGTCGATACTCTGCTGATAGTTCACGCCACAATTCATACAACCAGTCATAATGCTGAGAAGAAGTACGAGCCCAAACAGTCGAAGGGTGATTAAAATGACACGCTTTGTAAACAATGTTTTCTAAATTATCGGATAGTTTATATCTAGTTACTTTTCTTCCAGTTTTGGAAGTACCAATATATTTAGTGCCGTCAATCATTCGATGAGCCGTAGATAATATTTGTGCATACTCTACAATCATTTTCACCACGTGTTTATCACAGTGCATTTCTGCACAAGTTTTTGGATCTCTATCTAGGTAAAATACGTTCATTAATTAACGATTGACATATCCCAAGAAATAATTCTTTTCATTTTCTTTGATGTATTTGGTGGACTGAAATGATGTATGAACTGTGGCATAACAACAATTGTACCCTCTGTAACTGGTAATGGATAGTAAATAGTATTATCAGTTATATAATCATTCCAAGGTTGAATATAACTTGTCTTTGGTGTTTTATTATCCATTTGTAAATAAAGAATACCTGTAAGTCCTGTAGAACCATGATTGTGTGGAGAATGATACTCACCTGTTTTATAACTTACTGACCATATATCATCTATTTTAATATCTTTTTTTATTTTATCAGATAACATATTCAATTCTTCACCACAAATTTCAGCAAACTTATCTGAGAGACCTGAACGATCTGTCTGACGATTTGTTGAAAACGTTTGTATTCCGTGTTTCTTATCTGGATATGCCTTTAACATATTGATAAGTTTTTTCTTTTTCTCTTTAAAATTAAGAGTAGGTATTGTCCAATATGGTATTTTAAATAAAGTTTCTTCTATCATTTTTTCCTCATTTTAATGTTATTATATCAGGTTTGTTGTTCATTGTCAACCTTTATCTTGTTGTTTTTTACTAGTCTGGCAGTATCTTTAACTATTGTTGGATAGTCATTTTCTGATAGTAAAAAGGTACCTGCTTGTAGGGCATCTTTCGAAATCAAATGTTTATGTGGATGCTCAAGGTCATCCCAATTTTCTAATATGTGTTTTGCCATTTTATCGTATTCACCGTCACTGATTACCGAATTGTCTAATTGATAATAAATGTAAGAATGAACTAGATATTTGCCGATTGGATTATTCATTTACTCGATAAAATATATGGCCATCAATTCTTGTTACTCTTTCTAAATTAGATGCCCAATGGGGTTTTACATAATGTGCATGATAATGGGTTGCATCTTCGACTACATTTGGAACCATATCAGGCATTGATAAAAGAACACCTGCAATAGATTTTGCCAATCTCCAGGCACCAATATCTCTTATGTTATCTGATTTGCCATCACAATACCAACTGAATTGACATTGATGCTTGACAGGAAAATTCTCTGTCCAATTGTATGTTGGTCCTTGTCTTATTACTTCACAAACATTGTTTGGATATTTTGGACTTTTGACACGATTTAAAACTACTTGACCAACTGCGATTTGATCTGCTTGTGATTCTGACCTTGATTCAAAATAAATGTTTTGTGCCAGACAATCTAAGTCTGTGTCTTTTGGATAATACACATCTGATTTTGCAGTTGCCCACCAACCAATTGTAAAAATCAGTATGATGAAAAACATCACAGGAAATTTGTTATCGTTCAATTACAGACCTTCAATCTTGTATTTTTGTATGACGTTCTTTGTAGGTATCACAGTCACATTACCACCTTCACCTAGTTCACCCTTTTCTGTGTAAGTATAATCACTCATTACAATATGAACTTTTCGATCATTCTTTACTAACCATCCTGTCGATACACAGATTGCAGGTTTCATAGATTGAATATCTTTCATATCTTTCCAAGAGCTGTCACTCTGAATATCTTCCCAATAGATTAAATAATAATCATAAAGAAACGGTATTTCAGGTACTTCTTCTTTAAATTTTTTACTTATTTTCTTATTTGTTGGCATCTTGTTCCCCTAATATTTCTATAATATCATCTAAATTCGATTGAATTTTATCAATGGTATTATCAATAATTGCAAGGTCTGTCATCATTTGATCAACAACAGTATTTTCCTTTGATTGTTTATTAGAAATAATTGATAAAAGAAAAGCGGCAGTCATAAAAATTAATAATAACAGATAGGTGATTTTCACACTATCATATTTACGATTAAATTCTAATAAAAATTGTTCTGTTTTGTATTTAAGTCCCAAGAGCAACCTCCCAAAATAATATAAAAATAATTAATATAATAGCTGTCATTACTGAATTTTGTATCCAATTGTTCATATTGACAACCTCTCGTATTTTACTTCTTCGTATCCACTAGGACCACCAACAAGTAGTTCTTCGCCTACATTTAACATCAGAAAATCTCTTTCCCAATCGTCACCCATGTAGGCATCTAAACCAAAATCTTTCATTTCTTCGAAAGAAACAACCTGAGATGTGCCGTCGGCATCACCATAACCAGATAACCAAGTAACTTTGAAATTAGGCATATACACCTACCATTTCACCGTCAAGGATTTCAGAAGCGATAGAATAATCTACTTCATCACCAACCCAAACATCGATGTTTTGAATCTGCATAATATGATTGATTGCCTCATCTTTAGTGACAATCTCATCTTTATATGCCTTCTTTAAGATGTTAATCTTTTCTTCGACTACATCATATAACCATTCTTTAACTTTACTCATTATGCGACCTCCTTCATGTCAATTAAGTTTACTGCGTTGAAAACACATTTCGGCATTCCGATATCTTTACCTACTAAATCGTAGTGAAAAATTTTGATTTCAGAATACTTGTAAGTTTGAAGTAGATGATCTTTATAACCAACTGCCTCTTTGTAATCATATACGTTGAACTCGTCAAAAACTTTAGAACCGTGTTCTCTGTATAAAATCTTGTATTTTTCTGTTTTCATATCTATACGCTATCAGGTAGTGACATGAAAGTCAAGGGTAAAATTGGTCAATTTTGTCGCACCCTAGAATGCCCGATTTTACTTACTTTTTCATAAAAGAATCATTCCAATTAAACGCCTCTTTGACTAGATTTGCAGTTAAACCCTTGTATTTTTTGTTTAATTCTTTGTCTTTTGCGGCGATTAGTAAGTCTGCTTCTTCTTTAGTAAGACCTTCTAATATCTGAACGAACATTGCTTCTCGTTTATTCTGCGATAGATTTGGATTACCACCTTTAATGAAGTGATACAGTCTTCTTGCTTCTCGTTTGAGATAAGTATGTTCTGTTCCTTCTGGTGCCTCGTTTTGCTGATACGGTGGTCTTTCTTCTGGTAGCAACCATTCTATTTTAGGATCAAATGCAGCTTTAAGAACCATTCTTAATTCTGCTGTATTATAATGTTGTAAAACCTTTAACTTCTTTGGTTTATCTTTTGCGTTATTTACTTTTAATAATATTTCGTGGAATGTGAGGGTTGGACCAAACTTTCCGTCTTCATCAAATGCCATTTTTAAAACTCCTGTATTTGACCTATGAGGTCTTTTAGTTTATTCTTTATGAAGTAGTTGAGTATCTTATGTCGTCCGGCAGTTTCTACACTGTTATATTCTGACAAGATATTTTCTTCTACCTCTTTAGGTATATAGTCGAAATCTACAAGTCGCTGATTTCGTTGAAAGTTTCTGAATTGATATTCATTACAGAATCCTTTTGGATCACTATCAATCCAATAATCCAACTTCTTCTTACTGATCGGTTTCTGACGGATGCCATTAATAAATGTATCGTCAGGAGATAAGAAGTTTGGAATGCTGTCACCACGATCACCCTTTAAGATATGTTCTTTAATATATCTTTTCGGATCCACACCATTCACCCATTTCTTTTGTATGGGTGCATATTGTTTTACTTTTTCATATTTTTGTAATTGTATGAAATCTTTATCACCACTTAATATAAGAATATTCTCACCTTGTTTTTCTTTGACTAATGTTGCAATGATGTCATCTGCTTCTGCACCATAAACATCCAGAACCTTCCATGGCATATTCTCTTTGAGTTCATCTCTTACTTTATTAAAGATTTCAAAAATATTATTCCAATCATGTGAATCAGATTCTCTTGTTTTCTTTCTGCTTGATTTATAGTTTGGAAATATTTCTCTACGCCAATAATGTCTGGAATCACAACAGATTATAATATCACCATATTCTTCTTTGAATTTAACATTATAACTTCGTATAGAGTTCAGTACCATATGTCGAACTAAGTCTTCACTAATGTCGGAATCTCTACCAACTTGTGCCATTAAGTTCGATATCATTACTTGATTAAGATCAATTAATATCATTCTAATTCTTCACCTTCAAATTCTACAGTCTTTTCTTCTTGTGGAATATAATACTGTATCTGTGAATAATATTTATCTTGTCTTTTATCATACTTTATTTTCATCATTTTGTTAATAATTTGATGCATAGGATGTTTTAAATCAAACTCTTTATGTATTAATGCTCGTAATGCCTCAATAAAAAAACCAATCTCTTTAAATGTTTTCTTAGAATCTTCCCAATTAGTAGAACCGATATCCATACCATCAGCTTGCCATTCATGTATTAAGCGAACCATATAATCATCCACAATAGAATTTGCATAATCTCTAGTTTGTTGTTCCAACACTCTAGTATCTAATTCTACTTCAGATTTTTTATTTAACTGTTTTTTGGTTTTGAAATCTATTATTTCTGCTGTCATAATCTTTTATCGCTTCTTTTATATCAAAATATTCAATGATACCCTTTAGATTGAGTTCTTGTTGAAATGATTTTCGTTTATAAACTTTATATTGTTCAAGTATCTGATTGTATTGTTTCTCGTTTTTTATCTGCAATGACCTCTCCCATAAAGTTAATATATCCTTTATCAAGTAAATATTCTTTTAAATGATTGAAACCACCTATCACCTCTTTATCAATTACAATCTGAGGTACTGTCTTCACATTACGTTTAAGATGTTCAATCAATTCTTCTTTTGTAATATGTATACCGACAGTAAATTCCTCAAATGTTAGATTGCACTTTGTGAGCAAGTCTTTTGCTTGAACACAATAGGTGCAATCTGGTTTCGTATATATTTGTATAGACACTTTAGTTTAATTCCTCTTTCTGAATTATTTTATTATATGTATCTATATATTCCTGATCAATCATGTCAATATTTGCATCTTTGATAGAATCGGTATTGAACTGACTGATAGAATCGTCAAGTATCTTATCCCACAACTTATTTTGGTCATCATATGAGAATTTTAAAAGTAAATATACTCTGTATTCATCATATGCTGTTGTGTAGATATCTTGTTCTGCAACTTCATAACCGGTCACAGCAGTCTTTGATATTACGTTAACAATGGTTCTGTCGAACTCCTGAACAGTTCTTTTGTTTTTATCTCTACCCACTTCGGTTGAGAAATATGTGGCACGTTCATTCATTTCACCATTGATCACATCAGCAATCTCTGCTTTCGCAATTAGATTTGCCTTTTTAATTGCTAGATTTAGGTCTGGACTTGTTGCAACTCCAGCACCATAGAGAAAGTTATCACTCGTTGGTTTCATTACAAACCACTTTGGCACTTCTTCTAGCATCTCATTATTACCACTTGATTCTTGTTTTACTTGATATGTAGAACTACAAGATGCTACAATCATTGCAAGAATCATCATCATTAAGTATCGCATTTAGATTACCCCCTTTACGATATTCATTAAAGTATTCACAATTGAAGGATTAATATAAACTATAAAACCACCCACAATTGTACCAAATATAAAATTAATCATACACCCACTCTCCGTTCTCTTTTAAACATACTTTCACTGGTGTGTGAAATATATGATCTTGTCTGTCTAACCACCTACAATAACTTGGTGTATCGACATTTCTGTAATAAAATTGTGCAAATATTTCCCAATAACTAGGACCAATATAACCATCTCTACAAACCATTTTCTCACGTAAAACAATCATAGTATCAGGATCTATTTCTTGTGTAATTACACAATTACTTTTTGTATGTGGTACTTCATTTGCCTGTGCAATTATACCATAGAACAATGTTCCAAGATATGCAACTACAATAATTAGAATATACCAAAACAAACCTGTTTTAAGATGACGCATTGACTACCTCCCAAACACCATCTGGATGTTGACATGCTGTTCCAAATTCTGTTGAACGGTCAATACCTGACAATGGCCACTGCATTTCTATATTTACAGTCGATTGATAATCAGAACACTTCATGCCAGAATCAATAACATAGGTTCTTTGAATCTTAATATCACCATTATTTCCCGTTCTAGGATTAAACCATGTTGTATAACTAGGTTTCGTTGGTGCAGTATTTAGATGATCAACAAAAACAGCATTGTGAACATTTCGATCTGATTTATAAAACATTTCTGCACCGACAAAACTACCTAACACCGCACAGGCAGCCACTAGTGATACATTTTCTGATATCACTTGATAACAGGTAGCACCTGCACTTGCCCCTCCGACCACTGCACCAAAATGACTAGACATATTTTTATTCTGCGAACATCCAATCAATATGATTGCAAGTAGAATACTAAAGAATAGCTTCAAGTTCTTCTTCATTTAAACTTTCCTCGGCATCAGTCAAACCAACATCATCTGACATAATCTGTTCATAAAGATTTTCGTTATCATCAGATAAATCGGTACCCGCTCTTTGTTTAGTAATCATTGGCCAGGAACCTGTTTCGTTAAAACGAATGAGATTATCCCATTTAATATCATATGGTAATTCCATTCTTTGATGTTTCTTTAACCATTTGACAATTGTTTCAGAATCAGAATCTTTAATGTCTGCCCATTCTTTGTGTATCATCTCTAACGGTTTTGTTTCTTTAGGCATCTTCATTCTCCATTTCTTCTAAAATCCAATCACGGTTTCTTTCTACAATATCAAACTCCTCATCCAGTTCATTAAAGAGTTCATTATCACTTTTTTCTAAATCATCTTGGACAATTTCTTTTACGATATCCATAAGACCATCTAAATGTTTGATTTCACCATCATCGTAGATACCTGCAAAATCCATACCGGGTTCTTCGTATGATGCCCATATGGAACAATCTTCATTATTTGCTAAGAATGTTTCATATGCCTGTGTTGGAGGTCCCCATGCACTATCAAAGTAACCATTAATTGATGCTTCATTACTATCACCATCTAATTGGAGTTCTAATCCTTCACCATCGACTTCCCACTTTGTTCCCCAATTATCAATACTCCAACTATACCAGTCCTGACTTTCAGAACCTTCTTTGAAGGTATCTCTAATTTCTTGTGGCATTGGAACTAAGGCATCCAATAAACCTTTACTTTCATCTTTCGAAGTAATCTGATTATAGATTTCTTCTATCTTTTCTTTTGGTCCTGACAGACTAAAATTATTAGCACACCAATTAGGCATTTGCACTCTCCTTTTGTTTTTGTTTTTCTTGTTCTGCTTTGTATTGCATTGATGAAACATACTTTAGTTTCTCAATTCTGTTCTTCACACTTTTAGGTATTTTGCCTTTAAACTTGTTAGACCAATACTCTAGTTCTTTTACATTTGTTTCTAAATCTGTTTGAAACAATAATTTAAAAGATTGTTCACTCATTTACCTATGTCCTTTATGTCTTCTTTACTAATAACTTGGTATGCACCTTTGTTATATGCAGGTGCCACTGTAAAGTTATGTTCAATACGTTTTCTCTTTGGTGCCCCATTACCCATATGAGGAACTGTTTTGTTTTCAACAACTTTTGTTTTTCTAGTTCTGTCTGCATTGAATGTGTTGATGTCATTAAAGGCAGTGTATTCTGATCTTGGTATCTTTTTATATCCAATTGATTTGAGATATTCGGCATGGTTTTCTCGTGCCTTTTTAAGAGAAGGAGTTAGTGGTAACTTGTTTCTCTTTTTAAATTTTTCTCTGATATAAAATAAACCCATTATATTTTTAATTGTTTAACTGGTTGACCTTCCCACTCTGTTACTACAATAGATTCTTTTGTTACTAGTGGAAAAGAAATCCAACCATACTTTTCTTTTAACATCTTTTTCAAATGTGTAAATTTGTATTTTACTGTATCAGGTTTTTTAACCATTGTCAACCTCCTCATCGTGTTGAATCATTGTAATTAATGCATGAATAAATGCGGACACACCTATAAATGCTGAAATGGCAACATATGCCCAATTTGTAGTACCCATTTCGTTTATCAAACCAATTGTGGTAAACATTGAAATGAATGATATTATAAACAAAAATTTAATCATGGTTTCTCCTTACTTTACTAATGCCCAACTGCACAGTTCGGCGTTGTTTTCATCAACAAATAACATCAGATCATCTAATAATACATCATAGTTTGGATCTTTTTTCATGTCTTTTGTTAGAAACTTTTCAAAATATTCTGCAACTTCTTCAACACCTGGTAATACTTCATACCCATATTGTTTGTTTTTGATTTTACCATTGCAGTATAATTGGTAACATCTGTCTGCCCACATCACAAGATATTTTCTGTACGGACTTGGTTCATATTGTTCTAATTCAAATTGGGCATAATCTAGTTTGTTCATTAATGTAGTAACCTCCCTTGTTGTTTTTCAAATTCTGCTTCTGCTTGAGAAAATTCTTTCTCTAAATGTTCTTGTAATTTCATAATCTCACCTTCTAAGATAAGATACTTTTCTTGCCAACCTGCAAGTTTAGAACCTCTTATCTTCTTAGATACGGCAAGTAATCTTTTAAGATTTTCTAATGTCATTATTTGTTCAATCATAACTATACGCTATCAGGAATCCTTTCTACTGTCAACACCTTTTTGAGGGGTGTGACAATATTGACCAAAATCATATTTCAACATAAAATCAATGTTTTGACCATAGTCGTTATAATAACTATCTGCACCTGGTAAATCAGAACCAAATACATCTGCATATGTACAATAATATTCATCATCATACAGGATAGTAACTCTACTACCAACATAATTAGATGGTTTTACTTTATCATATTCTGCATATTTTTTGTCACAATATGATTTAATCATCTTCTTTTTCTTGGCAAGAGATTGTAATCTGTTATAATTGAAAGGAATGTTTCTAAAAACAGTCCATGAGTTCTCAAAATAACCGTCTTCAGGATCATCATAACCTCTATGATAAACCACATGAAAATTGTTAGATTGTTTTTGAACAGGTGCCCAACCGTCACCAGTATCATAATAATCTAAAATCTCGTTCTCAACAACTCTTTTATCATGTTGTCTGCGAACGGTTTTAGATGTATTTTTGATGTATTGTAATTGAGTATGTCTTGCACCGTCTGTCAATACATCTTTTTTTGCAAGAACTGATTTTTGACTTTTAATCATATAGCTACGCTATCAGGTGCAATAGCATCTGTCAAGGATTAGTCCAAATTAATTTTTGTTGAAATATAAGGGTTTTTAAGGGGTGTGACGGAATTGCCCACCCCTTTTTGGTAATATATTATTACTTTTTACGTGTATTTCCGTAATGAATGATGTTTAAATCGGGTCTGGATTCGTTTTTAAATGATCTCCAAGGATCAACGACTGTCGAATCGACTGCAAAATTGTAGTTATCATAGGTGCCGTCAAAATGACCTAAGAGATATGTGTATTTACTATTCTCTAAATCTGGTTCAATATTCTTTGTGTCATTGGTATAGTGTACTTTTCTACCAAGTAGTTCACAATAATATCCTACAAGTATTGAAG